TTACGCATCTTGCTGCCACGTGGAATGTTCTGCAGGTTGGGGTTGCGAGAACTCAACCTACCTGTGCTAGTCCTATGAAGTAGGTAGGTCGACTGCACGCGACCCCTGTACAATCTTCTGCGTACACCCTTGACGTAGGTGCCGTAGAGCTTGGACTCCTTTCGGTGTTCCAGCATGGCTGCGAAGAAGGGCTCAGCTACAGTTCCCTTGCTCCTGTACATGAGAGCTTCCAATGCCTCAGCATCGGTAGTCTCTGCGTACTCTTTCTTCGCGTTCAGCTTACGAGGGAGTGGCAGGCCAAAGACATTCTTGACTACGTCTTTGACCTGCATGGGAGATCGTGGGTTGAAGGTGTTACGACCGGGGATAGCGTCGACAATCTCCAGTTCCTTCTTGGCAAGGCTAATCGAGTACTCCTGTGCCAGTTCGTCGTTGTACTTGACGTCTAGGCCTATGCCGTTGAGCTCGATGAACATGAGCTGGTCAGATGCACGGCAAAGGAAGTCATGCAGCCAACGTAGCGTGTGAGGTGTGTACACGCCATTGAATGTCGGAACAGGTTCTGCATCCATGGCCTTGACATGTACTGCCTTGAGCAAGGCCGTTGCGTGAACGTCTCGTGCGTTATACAGGTATAGGATGTCTCGTGGTATGACTCCGTAGCTCTGGCTAGGCCTACGGTACCTTGACATCTCATGCTTCCAGTCAGGAGCACCAAGCATCTCCATTGCCTGATACTCAAGGCCGTGAATGCCGCCACGTTCGTCTCGACAATAGGAGGCAAGCATGGTATCGAAGCCGAGGATGTAGGTCTTGTGACCTAGATGCGCCCACAGGACCTTGTTGTCGAACTTGCCGTTCTGTTCGACTAGTGGTCTGCCGATGAGGTACTCTTCCATGGACTTGAGAACTCTCGGGTCCTGGCAGGGTATCTCACCTATGACTGCTACCCTACCTGGTGCGAACCCAAGGCCTACGCACAGTAGATGGTGGCGAGCAGGGTCTTCGAAGGTCTCGTCCTTCTCAACGTCTGTCTCGACATCGAGGACAACCTCGCCTGGAATCTTCTTGAGCTCTTCCAGAGCGGCGAGTGCATCTTCTACTGTCTCGTAGGCTTTCCACTTGGGTTCATACCAGCTAGTGAAGAAGCCTTTGATCTTCCCGAAGTCATTTACGATGCTGGGGAAGTAGTCGGGGGCTCGGAGGGCTGCGGCGGGGTGAAATGTCGGAATGATACGTACTTCAGGGAGATCTTCCTCGTTCGTGCGACCCGCCCCGACACGGAGCTTCGTGATTCCCACTTGACTTCGCAGTAGGCTTTGGGTAGCACCGTTGCCAAGAGTGACCACGTCCTTGACTTCACGCCCACGTAGCTCTGCAAGCAGACGGGGCCTACACGCTTGTAGTACTTTCGAGGAAGGGGTCGACCCTTGTTCGTCCCTGCAACTGGCTGCATTGGTGAGCAGTACTCCACTTCTGTCTATCTTGTAGTGCTTCAGGACGGTATTGAGCAGCTTGCCTGAGTCACCAATGAACGGTTTACCTACTTTGGCCTCGTTAGCTCCAGGCGCCTCTCCGCAAACCGCGAGAGCAGCTTTCTCTGGACCCGAAGAAGGAACGAACTTGCCACTTGTGTACAAGTCACATTCCCAGCAGCGTGCTAGTGGGTGCTTGGGAACAAACCCCTCCGGTTTAGTTCCTTGAGTTTCAGGCACAGTTCCTCCTTTCTGTCTCGCTGTTCGGGGGTGAAGGCTCTACCATCTCTTACAGTAATGCTGAGTATTTGCAGCATAAGTTCAGCTTGAGAGACCTTGGTGATCATGTATGGTAGTGCTAGCGGTAGGTGGACTCGCATGGGGCCACCAGTGATAGTCCACTTCCAGTATTGTCGTGCATTAGGTTTAGGGACTGTTGGCGTGTATATGCAACCCTGGAATGTTGTTTGTAGCCAATCTATCGTTGGCCTATGCGTCATAGATATTTCGGTACCTAGGCGCCAGTAACCCCCATTGCCTTTGCTCCCGCCTATGTAGCCTTCACCGTCTAGAAGACCTGCAAGATAAGCGTACTGGAGAGAACTAGGATCTGTCACTTGATGTTCACCCTCATCTCGTGCATGCCGAGGGACCAGCTCTCCAGGATGGCGATGTTCTGCTCGACGAGGTCCTTGGGGAAAGCGTCAGAGTGTTCGTTGAAGTAGTCCTGGCTCCTCTCGATGTACGAGCCTGGTAGCATGGCACGTGCGAACGCGTACTTCCACGGAGCGCTCGTATCCATGCCACGGAGCCATGGGCCGAACTGGCGTTGCGCATGCATCAGTTCCTTTGGCCACTCAGCGGACATGCCGAGCATGTGCAGCTGGTACCGCTTGCCGTACCTGCGTACGACGTGCTCCATGGCATCGATTCGCATGCCGGTGGAGATCCTTGTCATGTGCCGCGGGAAGCCGAGCACGTCGCAGTTCGAGCCCTCCAGGCTGTTGATAGCCTCCCTGATCCCGATCCAGGTCGAGCCCTGAACGACACGCATAGTGGAGAACGGAATCTGGTCATGGCACCTGTCCAGAGCATGAGTCAGGAACTCTTGCGTCATCTCGTCCGAGGCGACCATGTCACCCTCGACGTCAGGAATCACGACCTCGTCGACGTTGTACTCGAGCGCTGCCTGGACGAGATCCTCGTTAGTCAGGCCAGCGCCCTCGAACATGCCGTTGTCGAGGATGACGTGACTTGCTCCCTTGTTGTCGATGTACGCCCTCATGTAGGCCTCGTTCTTGAAGCCCACAGGGAGCATCATCTGAAGAGGTTTGCCGTTGACGTAGGAGAGCTGGCTGAACGGTGGTATCAAGGCGAGGTGCATGCTAACTCCTTTCCTGTCGAATGAAACGGGTGACGAACACGCCTATGTAGTTGTTCAGGATCTGAACCATTTCCAGATCGGTCAATCCTGCGTGCGACTGCATCTGCCTGAGCTGCATATGGACAGTGAACTCTACGCCCTGCAACTCCTGCTCACGTGGATGAACTGTTGCCATGACGCCTCCCTCAGGACTGTCCGTGTCCACTTTCTTCCACGTTGACTAGGTGGCCTTCCCACCTCTTGCCGTTGATCCAGATGATGCAGTGTCGCCTCCACTCCAGCTTCTTGGGGTAGACCTCGCCGAGGTGTATCTCCATAGCGGGAATGGTTTCTGTTTCTGCCTGCTGGTTCATCTTCATGACTGCATCCCAAAGGCTCGGAAGACTTCTGACATGGGGGTGAAGCCGTGAGAGTCGGTACGCGCCGCCATCTCGTCGGTCTCCTTGGTGAGATGTGCCGTCACCCTCTGGAGGATGTACAGCTTGATGAAGGTGTACCGCATGTAGTTGGAGAGGTCAGCGGCCTCCTCCATTGCCATGTCGATCGTAGGCGCGGCGAGGAAGGTGGCGACGCCATACTCCCTCTGGCCTGTTGAGTGCCTACTCCGACAGCGCTCCTCGAATGCCCGATTCGCTTCCTCCATCAGCTGTGTCAGGAAGCTCTCCTCTGCCGACGGGGCGATAGGCTGTTGGGCGCTGCCCGAACCTCCTGACGTCGGGTCGGCTGGCGAACCGCTCGAGGTTGACGAGTCGCTTGTCATTGAACACCTTCTCCAAGTCCATACCGGTGGATGCTGCGATGCTGAGCAGGTAGGTAAGTACGTCGGCCATTTCGCTCTCGAACTTATCCCACTGCTCGTCCCAGGTGGCATCTCCACGATGCACCTTCTTGACGACGTTGGCGAGCTCTCCCGCCTCTCCACAGAGGCCGAGCACCAGATGGACCGGGTCCTCGTACGCACGCGGGAACCAGTTGATGCTGTCCTCGCCGCACATGTTGACTAGTGCCTGGAGCTCAGTCATTGTCTGCGGCCTCGCGGGCGAGCCGGGCGTCCTTCTTGTATACCGCCCTCTGGATCGGCTTGCCAGGAGCGACCCCCAGAGCGTCGGGGACGAAGCGACGCTTCTTGCCGAGAGCTCTCCTCACGCGGCGCAGTGCGCGTCCGGTGTTGCCTCCGACTCCAGCAGGGGCCGTACCGTGCCGGTAGCCCTTCTTGGTCGCCTGGTTAGGGCTAGTCCGTACCGTCTTCAGTTCCACTTTGTGCTCCCATCAGTGCGAAGAACAGGTTTGAGTGAAAGTTGCTGATCATCGTCAGCGACTGTTGTTCGGTGAAGCCTGAACGTATAGCGGCATCGAACATCTGCTTGAGCGTGGCGAAGAATCCGTCCATGTCACCGAACGGATCGGGTGGCAAGTCTTCACCGGCCATTGAACCCTCCCAAGAACTCTGCCTTCGCCGTCTTCTTGTGATCGCCGAACACCCCAAGCATGGACGCGGTCCTCATCCTCGTACCGTGCGTCCTGACACCACGAAGGGTCATGCACATGTGCTCTGCCTCCATCACGACGGCAACACCCAAAGGCTTCAGGCGAGTCTCTAGACACTGCGCGATCTGGTCGGTCAGCTCTTCCTGTGTCTGTAGAGCATGAGCGAACTCATCCACCACTCTGGCCAACTTGGAAGCACCAGCCAACTTCCCATTGGGAATGTAACCCACGTGCGCGACGCCAGTGAACGGAAGGACATGGTGTCGACACAGCGACGAGAACGGGATGTTGTACATGACGACCATCTCGTTTGAGTCGGTATCGAACACCGTGAACTCGTAAGGCACAGGCGTGGTCATCTCTCGCAGCGCCTGGACAAACCTTTCGGGCGTTCGAGCTTCCTGTGGATCTGTGACGTCGAGCCCCGTGAGACGGGTAAGAAGGACTTGGGCTATTGCCTCGTTGGTCGCGAGGAAGAGTCGAGTATTCTCGTCGGGGTGGCTATCGCTGGGGTACTGCACGTCGCCTGACGATCCCGGATCATGCGTCGCCATTGGGAGCCTCCAGCTTGTCCATGAGTGCGTCGAGTCGGTTGAGCGTAAGCGTGAGCTGCTGCTGGAGCGGGTGAACATGTTCGAGCGGTTCGTACATCTTGTTCAGCTCGTCCGTCAGGAGCTGTGCGATGTGACCACTCAACTGGTAGGTGGCTGGGATCTCGGCGCCCTCTGCTACTTCCTCCCAGAGTGCGTATCCGTTCTCGTATCGAAGAGCCCACCGCTTGAGGACGTTACCGTTCTCACCGTCGAGTTCGTTGATGACGTGGACGACGACCATCTCTCGTGCGTTGTCCTGTCTGAGCAGGACTCGGTAGCCTCCCACTACACGCTCCTGACCTTGTCGCCGAACACGAACTTGTGCGTCTGCAGGTTGAGCTTCCAGGGAAGCCCTCCTGACTTCACCCAGTCGACGATTCTGTCAGGTGCGAACTTGCCCCACACAGGACCCGCCCAGATGTCGCCTGGCCAGTTCGCCATGTCGTAGTCGTTGTATATGTCGTTGGCGATCAGGAGGTCGTCCATGTCGGCGATCGTGAACTTGATCGAGTGGTGAGCGTCCTCGCCCATCGCTCGGTAGTTGTTGACCCGATCTCCTATCGTCTCGGCGTCGCCAGACCCAGGCAGCTTCCAGTCCATGACGATGGTGCAGTTCCGCATGATGGCTGGGGTGTATGGCAACGTGCCGTTGCTGAACATCTCGACGTGGTAGTCCCAGTTGTCCACGAGGGACACTACGAGGTCCTCGATCTCGGCTGCCGGCTGAAGCATTGGCTCGCCACCCGTGAGGCAGATGTTCCGTGCACCAGTCTCTCCAGCCATGAGGACGCACATGTCCATGACGCCACGCTCGGCGCGATCAGGACGTGCACGTACCTGAAGGAACGTCTGCTCCTTGCGGTAGAGCTTCGGGTCGATCGCTTCCGGCGTGTCGCATGGCCACTTGGGACACTTGAGGTTGCACCCTGCGAAGCGGACGAACTGAGTCATCTGGCCGGTGCGAGGGCCTTCACCTTGCACTGAGGCGTAATGCTCAAGCAACCGTAGGGACATCGCTTGACCTCCAGACGAAGCCGTTCACGGCTGTCTCCATGACCTTGATCATCACGGGGAGGTCCATGAGCTCCAACGTGTATTCGCCGATCCATCCGGCGATGTTCTCGGTGGTCGGGTTGCCGGGACACACACGAAGGCCGGGGAGCTGATCATCCATCTTCACGATGCCGAACCTTGCCGTCCATGGGTCGTGTGCGTCCAGGAGGAGACGGTGGTCGTACTCGCTGTCGATATGGTCACGCATGGCCTTCTTGAAGGTGCCGAAGTCGATCCCCTCCATGAGGCCATCACCGTCTACGTCGCCGAAGACACTGATAGTGACCCACATCGAGTGGCCGTGGATGTTCTCACACTTGCCAGGAGGGTATATCAGGCGGTGCGCCACTTCCATGTTGTGCCGGATCATTAGCTGTTGCACTGCACTCCTACTCTATCGCCTCTACAGGCTGTTCGTGGAACGTGATCCTGTTTGCCTTGGACGAGTCGAAGCCTGGAGCATAGGGGTTGTCCAGGTCATACTTGACAGGAATGTTTGATACGTCCTCACCCTGTCGCATACGACGAAGCTTCTCGACTATGCCGATTGGTCTCTGTTCCAGACCTCTAGTCTCGAATCCCTTGTCGGGTAGATTGAACTCCGTAGGCTTTCCCTCTAGCATGTTACAGAGTTCTATGACCATCATGCGAGCTGCGTGCGGATGCTCTGCCGTGATGACGTTTTGTGATACCGTCACCTCTGCGTTCCTCAATACAGCATCGGCTCTGACCATAATGCTTCTGACGTTCGTTGCGGGGTAGAAGCTGATTGCCTTTCCCTCTACTACCTCCCTGATGGTAGGGACTGCATAACCTGTCGTGGCGATGGGCTTGTTCTTGCTCTCCGCTGCACGAATGAGGTTCAGGATGAAAGGGTTCATCCAGTTGGCCTGGGTGAAGTCTACACGTCCCGAGATGATGACGATGGCGTCGAACTTGTCACCTACCATCTCGACGATAGCATTGACCTCTTTGACGGTACGCTCCAGTCGAAAACCCTTGAGCGTCTCAGCGTCCTGGATGACATGCTTGGTACTGACGACTTCGAAGGTGTGACCCCTGTTCTGCAAGATGCCCAGCGTCATCCAGAACTCGGTGCTGTTGAACAACCGAGCACTGATGACTAGGACATTGCTCACTGGCTAGGAGCTCCTCCGGCTGCGGCGAGACCCTCGGCCACCTTCTCCTGGCTCAGGACCTCGATCTTGTCGAACACGTCCTCGTCGTCAGTGTCGTAGCTGACACCGTTCTTGGCTGCAGTGGCTGCCTTGACCTTGTCGAGGTTGTTGTTCTCCGGGTTGACCTTGCCGTCCTCGCCGATGTCGGTTCGTGCCAGGTACAGCTGACCCTTGCGAACGAACACCCTGACGGGGATCTCGTGGACCTTGATGTAGGTGGTCAGGGCAGAGGTGAGACCCTGGAGGGACTGAGTGACGCCTTCCCTGTCCATCATCACCACCTTCATGCCGGTCTCGAGGAACTGGCTGAGGATCGGGTAGCTGACGCTCCCGCGGCCGGAGAATCCGAACCCCGGCATCTCATCCGGGTCGACTTCGACGAACTTGACCATGACAGGTCCTTTCTGGTAAGGGAGGGCGAAGATATCACCTCACATGATACTTTTATTATATAGTAGGCAATGAGGCAAACTCAAGAGTTTACCAACATCTTTTTTGGGCAAAATATTTTCTTGGGTTCCTCCTTATTGTCCATCCTTGTACTGGGCTACTGCTTCCCTCCAGTAGGCCTTGTCTGCGTACTGGGTACGGTCCCATCCGTCGGGTGCGTCGACGCTGTCGATGGCCTCGAGCCTCTCGACGCAGGTGCCACAGCGGCCACAGTGGATCACGCCGCCCTTGTAACATGACCATGTCTTGTCGAGAGGGACACCGAGCCTGTAGGCGAAGTCGGCGATGTCGTTCTTGGACGCGTCGATAAAAGGTGTGAGGACTCCGAAGGGGTACTTGATGAAGCCTTCGTTGCCCAGTACCAGCGCTTCGATGAACGCGTCGACGAAGTCCTCACGACAGTCGGGGTACTGCGCGTGGTCGCCCGCGTGCATGCCGGCCGCGAGGTAGTCGTACTTGTTGCTGACGGCGACAGCGCCCGCGATCGACAGCATCATCATGTTCCTGTTGGGTACGACAGTGATCGCCATGTTGTCCGCGGAGTAGTGTCCCTCCGGAACATCGATCGACGAGCCGGTGACGAGACCACCGATCTCCAGCTTGTTGTCCTTCGACGTCAGAGCCGAAGTGGCGATCAGGTCGGTGAGGCTCGAGAGATCGATCAGGCTCCACCGGAGCCCCAACTGCTCAGCAGTCCACAGGGCGCTGTCAAGTTCCTTCTTGTGACGCTGGCCGTAGTCGAAGGACAGCATGTGCGGACGCTTCCCCTGGGAGAAGAGGAGATGCGTCATGGTGACGGAGTCCATGCCTCCGCTGACGATCGCGACGCCGTCGGAACCGCCGAAGCCAGGGTCGTAGTTGGTGTCGGTAAGAATTCTCTCGCCCATTTGTTGTCCAGTACCTTTCAGTGATAGGAACTGCGGAGGGGGAACTGCTATGCCGGGGAAGAAGTCCAGCTTGCCGAACGCGCTCATTTTTTCGCTAGTACTTTTTCTGTGTCAGTGAGAGTGGACTGGAACACTTGCTGACGGCCATGTTGTGTGATGTTGACTAGGCCGCGTTCTTCTAGGGTACGGGCGATGAGAGACATCTCGTTGGCTGTGAGGTGGTACCTCTGCATGAGTGCCGACCTCGTCATACGTTCCGTACGCTGGATGGCACGAGCAATCAGTTCTATCTTGTGCTCCATGGGACCCTTGCCAACGTTGACGATGACGTCATGTGAGAACTGTCTCCATACATCTCCGTATGCTGCTGCACGTACTATGTCTTCTTCGTCTACCTCAATACCCTCCTCTCGCTGTCTGGCAGCAGCCATCAGGACTGCGGTCTTTAGCATACTGAACCCTAGCCGTGCATACATGGGTGTCAGTACATCTTTCAGGTCACCGCTGTCGACGCCAATCTGAGTAAGCGTCTGGTCGATCCTGTTGAAACGTTTCCATGCGTCAGGCGTCAAGGTAGCGTTCGTGATCTTGTCCTGCGTACCTATGATCTTACCGCCATGTGTGATCGCTACCTGTCGCCTGTAGTGGTTGTTGATGTCTGCCAGTTCTCCCCGGATCGACTCACGTTCGCCGAGGTTGAAGTCTGTAGGCGGACCTAGTGGTTTGATCTTGGTCATGTCAGTGTTGGCCGTAATGAAGACGAACCGTGGTAGGAACCCAGACGAGACATGTTCAAAGGTGACTAGACTCTGCATGCGGTTCTTGATGCCACCTGCGAACAGGACAAGTCTGGGATTTCTGACTCGTACCTCTTCCTTGCGTAGGCGCCTGATCATTGTTCGGTTGTCGTACAGACCGGTGAAGAACTCAGGCATACCTGACATGTAGTCCTTCTTGGTCATTTGCTCCATCAGGCCTGTGAACTCGTCACGGTAGAAGATCGAGACCTGATTAGGTCGTGCTGCTAGGGCGGTGGTAAGGCCTTCTATGCTTCCGTCGGTTGCCATGAGGAGTGAGTCATCAATGTCAGTCACTAGATCCATGGCAAGGTTCATTGCGGTGGACTTACGGGTGATCGTCGTGTCGGCGAGGATGCATATCCATAGGTTCGGAATAATTACCCCGAACGAGGTTGGTAGAGCTATCGATCCGGCTAGCATGGACGATAGACTTATGAGCGCTCCGCCTTGGTGATACTGAACGGCTGCGTCGCCCAGACCTGATGCCCAGTCTATGTATCGTTCTACGAACCCTGGGTTCTTCTTTAGGTCAGCTCTTTCCTGATCGGTAACTAGAGGACTTTCTCTGGGCGGTGCAATCGTGCCAGCTTTCTCATTCGCCTGGTGTACTGCGAACGCGCGACAGGTATCCTGCCAAAGTAGATCTGGTCTGTCAGGCCACTTGTTGCATTCGGCGTCTCGTGCGACTTGGAAGGTCTCTTCGTTTGACATGCCTGCTTCGAAGCATAGCATCTGCAGACGGAAGAGAGTTGCACTTCTGTCTTTGCCTTCCTCTATCGGCTGGTGGAACAAGCTGTGTGAAGCGCCACTGATCTTGAAGCTGTACCGTTCCAGAATGGTCGCGCCGTCTTCGATGACCATCTGGGGGAACTCAATGTTGAGGTACTCATATCCCTCTGCCTGGGGATACTCATCGAAGTCCGAAGGCCTATAACGGTTCTCGTTGGAGATGATGACCTTTACTTCAGGGGCAGATGCGCCTTCACCGTACTTGAAGTTGCGCGTACCTGGTATACGCAGAACTTGGGTGAGGTCCCAACCACTTCGGTCTGCTCCCTCCTCTGAGTGGTAATAGGCAATCCTCCGAGAGAGAGACTCACCATCGCTAGGGTCCCGAGCCTCGTCGAAAGCCCAGAAAGCCTGATAACGGTTCGGACTCGATTCAAGCGCAATTGTGGGTTGTACGAGTAGCTCTCGAGGGTGACACGTATCAAGGTCAGACCAGGCACATGTTGCAAGCGACACGTTAGCCTTAGTCCTTTTTGGTTCACGGAGTAGTTGTGGGCAGAAGTAGACGTCTCCGGAGTATTTGGATCGCTCGACATGTTCATGCATGTCTTTCAACTGGTCGGGATAGCGATAGTATGTTTCGGACCACCCCGTCTTTTTCTTAAGACAGATGCAGACGAAACCTCTAGAGCTGCCGAATATGGTGCGGAAGAAATCCCCAGGCCTCACTTTGATCCTTTTCCGTGCGCTCCTGATCGATGCTGCAGTCTCAAGTAGTTCTCACGTCTGGACTTGGTGAGAGCCGCCTCGTCAAGGGTCTGAAGCGTTTCCTGGAACCTGTGTTTCGTTTTGCAACCAGGCACAGGACACGCTACAGTGGTGGATCCTTGCTTGACGCCCTTGTCTCCGTATTCCATTATTCACCCCCTTGCGTAGGTCGTAGTTCAAGAACCGTTACACCTGAGGCTATGTCGTCCGTTCGGACTATCTTCTGCAGGTGACTGAAGTTAGCGATCTCCTCGTCTGTGAACAGAACTCGGCCTCCTGCACGATGGATCATCATCGCCAGGAACACTTGGTCTGTACGTAGCATTAGTACTCCTCAGTAAGAGCCCTCAAAGACAGGCATAGTGAGCAAGAGGACTGAGGTGCGTGACTCCTCGTGTCCAGCACTATGCCTGCCTTTCAAGGCCTGCCCTAGGTAGCAGCTTGCCTACTCGGCTAGGAGTGCGAGTGCTGATCCCCTGGGTCTTCGTCGTCTCTCGACGATGTCACCAGCGTAGCATGACTCGGCATACTACTTCGGGCAGATCATCCTTGCTAGGGGAGGACGGAGGCAGCCGTGCCAGAAGGTGTTGCCACCTGGCCGACCCCGCCCCACTTCGAGAAGCCCTGGATCTGGATCCGGGGCGAGCCGTCGTCGTTCGTCTGCTTGCGGTCGGGTGCCCGCCGACCCATGATGTCCTTGCCGATGTACGCCTCGCGCTCGTCCGGAATGTCGAACGCACCGCCACCCTCGGGAACCGGGTAGCCCAGCGCCTTCAGGATCTGGCTGATCGTGTACAGCGCCGGCTCGAACAGCATGGCGTTGGTCCAGTCCTTGCGACCGGCGTACTTCTGCCACGGACCCGCCGAGTCCTGGACGGTGAGCTCGAAGTTGAAGTACGGCTTGTTCGGGTTCTTCGCCTCGGCCGAGGTCTGTCGGAGTTCCATGTCCGTGAACTTGAAGTGGAACTTACCGACGGGAAGCGGTTCCCGATCAGCAGACTTGGCTTCCTGTTCACTCATGTTGACGCGGATTGGCATTTGGTATGCCTTTCTTTTCTCGTTGCGGTCTAGGTTGCCGTGATGCCCTGGGTGACGTAGTTGTAGATGATCTCCATCGTGGGGTCTACAATCACGTCGGGCATGTTCCCTGAGCGGTCCTTGGCTACGTAGCCTTCTAGCGAACCGGTCAGGAGCTTGCGGACTGGCTTGGGCGGGTCGCCCTCGCTCTTGACGTACAGGTACGTCACGATGTCGAAGAAGCCAGCCACTTCGTTGCTGAGTTTGCCTGACAGTTGGGGCTTGTGCATCGTCAGCCCCGTCATGCTGTCCTTGTCGCTCTGCTCGTGAGCGGTCATGATCACGTTGAGCGGGAGGTCTCGGTAGCGACGTACCCACTTACGGATCTGTTCGATGTTCTTCCCCCACCTCCTCACATCTGGAATGTCGGGGTCCCAGT